CATCGGTGAGCCGATGTACCCGTAGATGCTGTTGATCCGCTCACCGATGGGCATACTCGCCGTAGTGGTAGGCAGGATCTGTTCGGTGGTTCCGGAGAACTCGACGCTGAACTTGAAGATGTTCGACTGGGTGGAGTTCTTGCCTGACGCGTAGATCGCGGTAGGGCCCTCGGCTACCGAGGTCCACTTCCAGGTGGTGTCGACAGCGGTGTACGTGAACGTAGCTGCCGTGCTGAGAACCTGGGTGGCTCCGGTGTTGAGCGGCACGAAGTAGATCACGTTGTCGATGGCCACCACGACACGGTTCTTGAAGTAGCCGATCGCTCCAGCGGTAGGCGTCGACGGGAAACTGAACATCTTGGTAGGTGCTCCGTTGTCCACCCCGCTCCAGACGCCGTCGGTCATCAGGATCAGGCTGCGGTTGCCGACGCCGGACAGGTCGAGCAGCGAGCCGACCGAGGTGAACAGGACTCCAGCCGTGCCAGCGTTGTTGATCGTGTAGTAGTTACCACCATCGACGGCCCAAGCAGAGTCCACTCCGGTCGAGCTGACGTACCCCTGGGTCTTGGCGATAGTCGAGATCAGGTTCAGCTTGTTGGTCACGTCACGCAACAGCGTGAGCTGACCACCGGTCCACGGGTCGACTCCCAAAGAGTCGGCGTACCTCAGGTCGAACGCTCGGGTGTACGGGTTCTGAATGTCGGGGTCCTGGTAGATCAGCCCCGCACCGCCGGTGAAGTTCTGCTGGGACCGGAGCCACCAGCCGTACAGGGACTGCTCTCCGGGCTCCGCACTGGCGTCGTACTGCTGCTTACGGATCTCGGCCATGCCCTCGGTGTACGGCCACTGGTCACGCGTGGCCGACATGAACGGGATGCCCCCGAGAGCGTAGTCGAATCGGTAGTCCTTGAGGGAGTAGCTACCCCCACCACCTGTACCGAAGCTGCTGATTTCGAATGGTATCCGGTTGACGATGTCGGCCACGGTGACTCCTTACACAGTCTCGTAGGTGAAGCTGATCCGCACAGAGTTAGTGTTGGCCAGCGTGAACGGTACTGCGTCCGTCTGCTGAACTATCCGGGCATCGGTCTGGCTGGTGGTCACGAACGGCGCCACGGTGGTTGAGTTGGCTCCGATCTGGGCCACACCGCCGAAGCGGTTGGTGCCCACGACCTGGACAGCACCGTTGGCTATGAGCACCTGGTTGGCCGCGATGAACGGAATGTCGAACGAGTAGGTACCAGTGCCCACGGTGGACGTGGTGCCCAGCGTGAGGATGATCCCGCCGACGATGGTCTTGCCGAACTGACGGTACCGGCCCACTAGGGTTCCGTTACCAACCACGGGCTGAGTGCCAGATGAGCGCCAGGTAGGCGTGTACGAGGTCCACGCTGCCCCGCCGGTCCACAGGAAGTCGTTACCCGAGAAGTTACCGAGGTGATCCACCTGAGCAACGATCGAGTTGGCAGGGCCAACCCACTGCTCAAGGTTGCCGGTGTACCCGACGTTCGATCCGCCCACCTGAAGCACAGGGCCAGAGGTGACGCCAGGCTGAGCTATCGTGGCGCCCACGTTGGCCAGCAGCTTGCCGTTGTTCTGCACCGAGACCCACGTGTTGTTCGCGGAGTCGGTAACCCTGAACGTGTCCACCGTAGGGGAGCTCGGGGTCTTCACTGTGAGGGTGGTCTGGCCGCCAGTGAATCCGGTGATGTTCGTGTGACCGTCATTGAAGACGGTGAACCTCTCATTGGCGCCGCCTGAAGCGGCGATACGAACAGCCCTCTTGGTTGCACTGGTGTCCGGAGCAACGATGTCGAACCCAACGAACGTAGTGGTAGACGTCGGAGTGATGGCCAGCGTGCCACCGGCGAGCAGGCCGACCCTGTCGGTCGTGCCGTCGTTGTCCGTAACTCGGAACTTGTAGGTGGAGTCCGTGTCGGACACGTTCTTCACCGACTTGATAGCACCAGTGGACTGCACGAACAGCATGGTGTTCAGCGCTACCTCGTTGTCCTTGATCTCAAGGCGAGAGGCAGTCGGGTTGGCCGAGTCACCGACGATCGTGGTGATACCCGAAGGTCCCACGTTGAACGCGGTGATGTTCTGCACGCTGCCGAGTGCGCGTATCAGCGTCTTGTTGCTCAGGGACTGCGTGTCAGACGTGCCCACCACGGCCCCTGTAACGCCGTGTACGCCCGCACTGGAAGCCTCGTGGGTCCTACTGTCAGTGAAGTCAATCGCGGAGCTTACGTGGCGAACTACGGCTCCGGTGTTGTGGCTGCTACCGGCCGTGCCGTCGTAGGCGCGGGTCACCGTGAGGGTAAGGCTGGCCACGTTGGTGACCAGCACCAGTTCCTCGGTGGCGGTGCCGTAGTCCAGCGCCAGGATGTACGGCAGCGAGCCGGGGAACCCTGACGTGCTTGCCACGGCGATGCTGGTTCCCGAGTTGGTCACACCACCCGTAAGGGTGGTGGGCAGGGCGATGGACGAGTAGTAACGAGAGTTGGCCATCGGTCCTCCTTATCCGTTAAAGGCTTGGGTGTTCTCGAAGATACGGAACAGACGGTCACGCTCTTCTGTCAGTCGTCGCTGGTACAGCGACAGGTAATACTGCGCAGCCTGGGAGCCAGCGCCCGTCGGAACCAGAGGGGCTCGCTCGGTCGCTTCGATCTGGGACTGCTGAAGCCTCGCGGCTTCGTACGCGGGGAGGAGACGCCAGCACGAGCCGTACACGATCAGGTCGATGTACCTGTCGGGGTAGCCCGTGGTCGTCTCGAAGTCGTCGTTCAGATTGGTCAGCGTGTTCGGCTTCTTCGAGTAGGTCACTCGGATGTTACGACCAGGCACGATGAAGTCACGCATGATCTGAAGGGTCTTGCCGGTCGGGGCCGGTGTCGGCTTCACCTGGCCAGCGGTCGTCGAGGCCTGAGGGTTGAAGCGCCAAGAAGAGAGAGGGAACCATACGGCCGAAGGGCCGATGGTGTTGACGTACACCTTGTACACGTCCTCGACCTCTTCGGGCAGAGGGTACTCGTAGCGTGCTGCGATCTTCGGGAACTCGAACTCACCGAACACCCAGAGGTCCGGGTGGGTACCGTTGATCGTGTCGTTGATCGCCTCCATGATCCGAGCCTTCGGATACATCGGGTCGTCGGTGACAAAGTCGTTGATCGAGTGGGTAGCAGCGGAAGTCCCTTCTACTCCCCGCCCGTTGACGCCACCGAGAACGGTGACGTTCCCCGAGGACTGATCGAAGGACTTGACCAGGATCAGTTCAGACCCGATCTCGACCAGACCTCGAGAGATGTTCGTCACCGTAGACGGATCCACCGTGAAGGTGGTGTCCGTCGCTGTCATGGGAGCAGCGAGGTACGAGATCGAAGCCTGATCCCTCGTGTACCCGAGAAGCTGTTGCTTGACTCGCGAGACAAGCTGATCGAAACTCGTAGCCATGTGTACTCCTTAGATCTCAAGCCAAGTGAAACCGAGTGACCAGCGTTCATCGACGTCGCCACCAGCGGGCATACGGACCACGACACCTTCGCCGGGGTGGCACACGAACAGAGAGGCCGACGGGGGAATGATCGCGACGCTCGCACTGGCTCCTGCCGCAGCAGCGGTGATCGCCGGGGGGATGGCCAGGATCGGGAGGGTTCCCGTCAGGGTGGCGGCAGGGTTGCCGGTCCTGACTTCACAGATAGAGTTGGGCTGAAGCGTGTCGAACTTGTTGATGTTCGCCGCAGCAAGCTGGGTACCACCGCTGATAAGCGTGGCTCGCCAGACTTCCATGTTGACCGTGGGCCCAGTGGCCCCGGTCGCGTAAGGGAACGCGGTGAACTGAGCGAACGTGACGTTCTTCCCGGAACCGATCGGGTTGAACACCGACAGATAGTTGTTGGCCGTGGTCACCACGGCAGTATCCTCGATCAGCGTGGTGTACGGAAGTGCGCCCTCGGGGATGTTGGACACGGTGAGAGATCCGTCAGGCCTTACGCCGAACTACATCCCCGCTAGATCCTGGATAGAGACATTCATCTGAGCTGACATACTTACTCCTTGTGGGGGTTAGGAGTTCATCAGGCAGCGGCTACCGTAACGGTGACGGAGCCACCTCCCGTGACCGTAGTTCCGACTACGGCACGAGCGAATCGGTACGCGACACCAGACTTGCTGACGTCCTGATTGACGCCGGTGGCCAGGGTCGCGGACGTAGTCAGAGGGATCCAGTTGCTGTTGTCATGGGAGCCCTCGAGCCGAACCGTTCCGGCGGTAACGGTTCCGTTGACCAGCACTGCGGCACTGATGTTCGCTCGGGCCGACCCAAAGTCATAGGCCGTACCGTTGCCGGTCGTAGCGGTGGTCAGCGAGGTCACCGCCGCAGTGGTACCAGTAGCCACCAGGAGAGATGAACCACCAGTGCCGGGCACCGCCACGCTGGCGGTAGCCGTACCATCTGTGATCTTGACGAACGTGGCGGTACCTGCCGTACCGCCCGTGGTGTTGGTCACCGAGAGGGAAGAGGAGACAACGCCGGGCGCAGAGCCCGGCGTGTAGCCTTCGAGTCCTACCCTTAGTTCAGACACTGTCGGCCTCCTTGATAGCCTTGTCTACCTGCCAGCGCTGAGTACCCTCAGGCTGCAAGCCCTGGTTGACAGCGGACTCGTAGTGATCGAGATCCTTGTCCCAGGTCTTCTGCTTCTTGCCGTACTCCCCGTTGACGTGGGGCGACAACTGGATACCCTTGGCCCTCAGACATTCGCCGTAGGTCCGGTGATCCCTGGTGGCGCACGTGGCGGAGCAGTTGGCCCCCTTTACACGTGCAGGCCTCGAAGATGTTTCCGCACGTCGGACACGTCGGCTCATCGCTCACCTACCAGTCCGATCGCTTCGATCTTCACCCAGGGGATGAGGACGACCTCGGCCTGCGGTGAAGTGTGGATGTCCCAGCGGAACTTGACGAACGTGTCGTCCCAGTCCATGACCTCAAGGCCGGTCAGGGTCCGGCCCCCCTTCTCCAGGGAGACGATGGAACCCTTCTTGAGCAGCCCTTCAGGGGCTGCGGTCTTCTTCTGTGCGGGCGGCATGTTAGTTCAGGTATCCTTCGGAGACTCGGAAGATGTCGGGACGGAACACGTTGTGGCTCGAAGCCGCAGCAGCCGTTCTAATGGCCTTAGCCTGGACGGCAGCAGCTTCCCCGGGCATCGTGCTAGATCGGGGCTTAGGCGTGCGCTGGAAGCCCTTCACGGGGGCAGGGGAAGCAATGCCGATCCAGCTGGGCATGCTAGTCACGGTACTTACCCCCATCGGTCTCGCCGTACACGCCCTGAGTGTGAGCGTCATGGGTAGACGTGAGAGCAGCGAGCTTGTACGGATCCATCGTCCGGAAGACGATGGCCTCAAGGATGCCCTTCTCGTTGTTCTCCGTCAGGGTTGCCTTACCGCCAGGACCAGCGATCTCGGTCGGGTAGTCGGCAACGTCGTTGTTGCGAGGCTCGAACAGTTCATCCTGCGGAGTGGTGACCGCGTTGCGGTAAACGTCGCTCACTTGCCCTTCCTTCCCTTGGCGGCCATCGAGGCCATCTTCTTGGCGCCGTACTTCTTGCGGCCAGCAGCAGCGGCGATAGCCGCTCCCTTCTTGCCTCCACCGGCCGCCTTAGCGACGGCGGCGAAGCGCCCACCCTGACCGAGGGGAGCTTTCTTGTTGGGCTTAGCCATGGTTCTCCTTAAGAGAGGGCGCCCCAAGTGGCGCCACCTGCGAGTGCCCTACCGGACATGGTTACGGATGGAGGCAGGGCCGTAAGCCCTGACCCGGAGGTTGCCCATCTTGCCGTCGATACGGAAAGGTTCAGGTTGATGGTCGCTGCCTGAGCGGCGGAACCGAGGGATCTGAGCAGCGACATGGGCGTAGTCCCGTTGGACAGGAAGCCAAGGTGGTACGTGCCAGCGGGGATAGGAACCGAAGAGACGAACGGCGTGACCTTCAGGCCGGTGCTGGTCCAGCTGGCAGACTGATCGGCAGAAGAGGCCAGCAGGGTTCCCGTGGAGTTGTACAGTCCAACCAGGTTCTGCCCGGAAGTCAGGGTTGATCCTGCTGTCATCACAGCGTAGATCGCGTTGATCGCGGTGGTAGCGGTCATTACGTCGATACGTGCCATGTAGAGCTGGCCAGTCACCAGGCCGGTAGATCCCTGCCCGAGGGCGGGATCGTAGTTCCATGCGATCCATCCTGCATCGGGAGCCTGAAGCTGTTCGTTGCCTTCGATCAGCGTGAGCCTGCTGTCTTGCGTTACGTTGGTGGCCGTGTTCGCGGTGATCCTGGTGTCCTGATCGACGAACGCGGCGTTGACCGGAACATCCCAGGTGAGCGTCCCCGGAGCGATAGGTGTGTACGTCAAGAGCCGAAGCCTCCTTCTCCGAAGCCGCCCTGACCGAAGCCTTGGTTGGGTGCTAGAACGAAGTTGCTGTTGTCTGCTACGCCTGAAGAGATCAGGCAAGCCTTGGTTGCGTCGTCCACGAGGTGTTCGTATCCCCCGCGAAAGTAGTGAAGGCCAGCCGAAGGGGCTGGCCAGAAGTCAGTGTCCTGTGCGTTCGGATTGACCGGGAGATTGACTGCGCCGATCTCGTTGGTGTACGCGTCGTATCGAGTTGTTTCGTACACGCAGGGCGAGACTTCAACGACAGACAATCCCCGGTTCATCCTGTAGCGCTCCATGAGCGGGTTCCACGCGAAGGGAGCCTCAGCAACCGTAGGCGTGGTGAAGATCCATGTAGCCACTGAAGCTCCCTTTCCTCCTTGCTTAAGCGCCCGGCGCCTTGTCGGTGAGCCAGGTCGTACCGTTGTTGTACACTTCGGTGGCGCTGATGGCGCCAGCCGCACCAACCGCATGGGTGGCGACACCCACACCATTGATGTTTCCGGTGATGTTCACGACGTTGGTCGCAGTGGCATCACGGCGAATGACGTAGTTGCGACCGGGCTGAACCGTTGTGGGGTCAGGAAGGGCAACGTTCGTCGGGTTGGCGCCAGGCGAAACCGCGATGACGTAGTCGTTGTTCGTTGCTGTCGTCGCGGCGGTAACCGAACGAACCGTGTAGCTCGTATTGTCGAGACCAGACATTTATCCTCCTTGGATGGAGAGGGGCCGCTCAGAGTTTGACGACCGTAGCCCCCTTGCGAGACTCGGCCCCTCGGTTCATCAGGTAGTCGGGCGGGCCGTCGAGGACGTCTGCGCCACGATCAGGGACTCCGGACGGTACAGGCTCCAACCGGCCACGCCGTACCAACCGAGAGGCTGGAAGCGGGTGAGCTTGTCGACGACCGGACCACGGACCGTGTGGAACTCTTCAGCGACCGCTTCAGCAAGAGCCTGCTGACCAGTGAAGTACGTGTTGAACACACGAACCTGGGAACCACCAGCACCAGCACCGGCCTGGACGTTCTGGGCACGAGGCGTCTCGATGTAGCAGGCACCCTCGTACTCGCCCAGCTCGGACGCCCAGATGTTGCCGGGAGCCGAGTACTCGTGCGGCTGACGCCACGAGCCAGCGCCGGTCTCCTTCTTCAGGTCGAAGGAAGCCTGCGGGTGAACGTAGGCCGTGTAGTACGAGCCCTTGTTCGGGTGGACCTTGTTGGTGCGAAGCTGAGTGACAGCGAACCGGGCCATGTCGGAAGACAGGGTCGAGTTACCGGCAGAACCAGAGGTGCCGATAGAGGTCAGGGCAACCGGGTTGGTCGGCGTGGAGCCGAAGCCGTAGCCGATAGCACCAGTCGTACCGTCACGCCGAAGCGTCTGCGTACCCGCAGCAAGGACGTTCTGGACCAGAAGGTCAACCGAGTCGATCAGGTTCCACGCCACCTGGTTGACGAGACCGGCGGTCACGTCGGTGAACGAGAACAGGTCGAGCTTGTTGGACACGAGGATCGCGTTACCGTACTCGTTCAGAGTGACGGACACGGTCGTCGGGTTACCGGCCGCAACGGCGTCCGGGTCAACCAGCTCGTTGAGCGGGGTGATCGACTGAGCAAGGTCCTGGTACAGAGAGAAGACGACGGACGAACCCGGCATCGACTGCTGGACAGGTCGCTTGTCAGCGATCATGCGGAACATGGGCTGGGCACGGAGGGCGAACTCAAGAGCGCGGTCGTACGCGGTCTGGACGAGGTTCGCCATTGCCGTAGTGCCGGTAAAGGCGTTAGCCATTACAACTCCTTAGGTATGTCACATGCGGTTCAATCGTTCGAAAGCCGCGATGATGTCAGCGTTACTGGAAGCGTCACCGATAGAAGCCTGAGCAGCCTCGAGGTTCCCCGTCGGGGTACCGTTCTGACCTGCTTCACTCATCCGCTGGAACTGGGCCTGCATGGACGCAGGCAGTACCGGTTCAGCGGCCTGGCTCGTGTCGGCAACGGACGGGGTCTCCCCCTGATTGCCACCAAAGACGCCACGCATGGATTCAACCCACGCCTTGGCCTTCTCCGGATCGGCCTCACCGGTGTACACGTTCTGTGCACCCGGGACGCCCAGGTTCTCGAAAACGGAAGCAAGCTTGGCCTTCTCTTCGCGCTCCATGAAGCTCGTCAGCTTCGAAGTGAGATCGTCGATCTGCGCCTTCTGCTTCTCGTAGGCGGTTCGCAGTGCCTTAGGGCCGTTGAGTTCGGTGTCGTTGCCCAGGCTGCTGCCGTCGTTGTCGTTTTCGTCGAAACCCCAGTTGGTCATAGTGACCTCTCCCTTTGAGTGTGACGCCAAGAGACATACGCAGGGGTGCGTAAGCTCCGCTCGTCGATGATTGGTGTTGCGCCCGGTCTTAGCTACATCGCAAGGGGCCGGTCGATCCTTGCAATGGTGGATGGGGCGGGAGTCGAACCCGCCCTACACCATCATCCTGTTCGGTTAGCCTGAGACAATCCGCCTCGACCTGTGGCCGAACCTGCGTTGCCCGAGAAGGCGCCTCGCTCCTGCGAGAGCAGGCGCCCCTGCTTCTTCTGTGCTGTTGCGGCACCAGAGGTTCCGAAGGTCGCAGCCTCTGACTGCTGCTGGTTCCACTCCTCGCCGTAGTAGCCACCCAGGGCCTTCATGGTGTCCAGTTCACCGGCGATCTGCTGGTAGCCCTGGCGTGCCTGGTCGGCCGAGATACCCATAGTCGCAAGCTGCTCCGCGTAACCCTGATCGAACTGGAGGTTCTGACGAAGGGCCTCAGCGCCCACCTGAGCGGTGGCCGCAGCCTTCTGGAGGTACGGCAAGGCCTTGGTGGTATCGAGGAAGTACGCAGTCAGGTGAGCGTCATCTATGCCCATCTGGTTCAGCGCCTGACGGTACTGAGGGTTGGACAGGATCGTAGCCTGCGAGGCCAGGTCAACCCTGGACTGGATCTCCGAGGGCGAGATGTTCTTCCCGATCCAGTTGTTGAAGTCCGAGGGCTGATCGTAGAAGCCGGACGGGAGTCCGGCCTGCTGCATGATCTGGTGGTAGCTCGCCTCGGTGGCGAGGTAATCGGCGGGGGAAAGGACAGGAAGGCCAGCAGCCTTTCTCGCTTCATTGCCTGCGAACCTCTGCTTGTACTCCGGGGTGTCCTGGAGTTCGATCGAGATGGTGTCCGCAGACTCGCCGTTCTTCACGTAGTTGTAGATCTTGTCCGCCAGTGAGCCGAGCCCGTACGAGGTGAACACCGACTTGAGCGCCATGTAAGCGTCTCGATTGGTCCCGGTCAGAAGCTTGTCGTACTGCCCGGTCTCCTCGTACACCTTGTTCTGGAGCTGAGGGATCGACTTGACCAGGGCCGCGTTGTTCGCCGACAGCGCCTTGTACTGTGCGGTGTACGCAGCCATCTGGGCCTTGTACCGTGCGACCGCAGCGAAGTTGTTCGCACTCGGCTTCTTCAGGTGGCTCTGGTTGATCTGGAGGATCTTGAGCCTAGCCTCGTTGGCCTTCTGCTGGGCCTTAGCTGCGTCGAGCTGCTGTTGCGTAGACAGCTTGACCGGAGCATCGGTGGTTGCCATAGATACCTCCTTAGTACTTCAGGCCGAAGTCAGACAGAACCTGGTGCGCCACCTGCATCAAGCTGTCCTGTGCGTTCTGCGTCTTCTTCCAGCGAGGATCACCACGGAGTTCGTTCTCGAACTGCCAGAGAGGTTTGACCGTGCTCTGCCCGGTTGTCGGATCCTTGTACTGCAATGCCTTCTTGACCGTCGGGTCGAACAGATTGATGCTGCCTCCAGGCAGCTCGAGGATCTGGCTCATCGTAGTCAGGTACGGATTGGCCAGGTCGGCTACCGACTGGCCAGCATCGATCTGCTTGGACCAGTTCGGGAACAGCGCCTTAGCCTGCTTACGGATCTGCGACTGGAACGTCTGTTCCGTAGCCTTGCCTCGGATGATGTCCCGAGAAGAGTTCGCGTACCACGTGCCGGACATGGTGACGCCCATCGAGTACGCGTAGTCGTGCAGCTTCTGTTGCTCTTCCCCGCCCTGTCCGTTCCAGTTGTCACCATCGAAGTAGACATGCTTGCCCATCTCCATGCGGAGCTGGTCATCAGACCAGCCACGGGCAGCCACGTTGTAAGCCATGGCGTTCAGGAACTTCTTGTTCTGGTCGTTCACCTGGATACCGAGCTGTCCAGCCATCTGCTGGATATGCGTGTACGCAGTATGGAACTCCTGCTTGGCCGTAGCGGGATCCCCGTACTGCTTGGTCAGGTAGTCGCGCTCCTGCTGGGAGTGCGTCTTCCACCAGTTGGTATCCCTGATCGCAGCCTGGAACTTCTCGGGGGACCATTGACCCTTGACAGCCTGATCGAACTTCTTCTTCAGCTCGGGGATGGCGTCGAACATGGACTGCACGAACCCGTAGCTCTCGGCTGTCTCGCCTCTGGTCATGGGCGCCGCCGTAGCGGTGCCTCCTGAACTGTCGTTCACGGTGCCAGAGCCGCTGGAGTTGTGACTGATGCCCGCCGTCTGAGACTTGCCCATGTACTGCTGGTAAGCACCGCTGTTGTACGTAGACCACGGCCCCCAGTTCTTACCGCCGTTGCTCATCCTGAAGGCAACCTTGGCGTTGGTCAGCGGATCGAACAGGTCGTCGTTGGAACTCAGACCGAACTGTTTGCGTCTCGCCGGACCCATGCTTCCCAGCATGTTGATCTGGAACAGGCCGTAGGAGTTGTCGCCGGTGCCAGCGTTGGGGTTGTGCGCCCTTGCGTTACCGGAAGACTCGGCCATCGCTACAGCGTAGGCGATGTCCAGACCTCGACCACGGAAGCCAGCCTGGTACAGGAGGTCTAGCAGTTTGTTAGCGGCCACTGTCCCTCCCTTACGATGTGAGACCCATCTGTTTGAGGACTTGATGTCCCACGTTAAAGACGTTGTTCTGGGCTTGGGTAGTCTTGGTCCATCGAGGATCGCTTCGGAGCTTCTGCTGGAAGTCTGTGAGGCTGAGGCCGGTAGGCTTACCATCAGCAGACAGGCCGTTAAGAGCACCCTTGATAGTCGGATCGAATACCGTGATGTCAGTGTCAGGGATCTCAAGAGTCTGGGCCATCATCTGGGTGTAGGGCGACGCGATGTCCTTGAGCGTCTGCCCCGCGTCGATCTGCTGGGCGTAGGCTGGGTACATCGACTTCGCGTGGTCGCGGACGAGGGACTCGTAATCCTGGGTGGTAGCCACCTTTCGGATCACTCGCTGAGCCTGGTTCTTGATCGTCTGGTCGTCGAGCTGGATTCCCATGTTGGCTGCGTACTCCTTCATGGTGAACTCGTGCATGCCCGCTTCTCCCTGAAGCGTGCCGTTCTTCGTGAAGTCCACGTACTTGCCGAGCAGGTTGCGCAGTCCATCCTCATCGAGGTTGGTCTTCAGTGCGGTGTTGACCAGGTCCCTCATCTTCTTCGAAGGAATCGCAGCACCAACCTCAGCAGCAAGCTGGGCTACCTTCACGGTCTCGGCGTCTACCATCGCGTCCCACGTGGCAGGGTCTGTCTTCTGGGTGAGCTGAGCTTGACGCATGGTGTCCGAGTTGGTCTTCCACCAGTTGGTATCCCTGATCGCAGCCTGGAACTTCTGGGTGCTCCAGGTGTCCTTCACTGCCTCACCGAAGATCTTCTTTAGATCCTTGTTGCCTTCGAGGAACGCGTAGGTGAACCCGTAGGAGGACGCCAGCTCTTCTGGCGTCATCACCTTGGTCGGATCAGCTTGATCGCCGGGGTTCTGGTTCTCTGCCCAGACGCCGCTGATGCGACGTCCACCCATGAAGCTGTCGCTGTAGTAGCTCTGGGTCATGTCGGTGACCTGAACCTTCTTGCCAGGCCTTGGGGCCTCGAGCATCTTCCCGCCGCCCATATAGATAGCCACATGGTCAGGACCGGGCTTGGCTCGGTCCGTGTCGAAGAACACCAGATCTCCAGGGCGAAGGCCCTTCATGTCTACAGCCGTGCCCTGCGACCACTGCTGATAGCTGGTGCGGGGAAGGTTGATACCGAACTTGGCAAAGCCCTGCTGAACCAGGCCAGAGCAGTCGACACCGCTCTTGAGATCGTTCCCGCCCCAGACGTAGTTGGTGCCGATGAACTGCTTGAGGTAGTTGATGATGTCATTGCCCATCACGGTCATCAGCCACCGCCGATCATCTGCATCAGAGAGTTGAAGTACGTCGTACCGGCCTGATACTTTCCGTACTCCTTGGTCTTCTGAACTCCCTCACCCAGTACCGTCTGACGTGCGGCGTCTGTAACGCCGCCACTGTGGACCACGTTACTAGCGCTGACGTTACCCATGTCGTCGTAAGTGTCGGTGGTAGTCGTTGTCTCGGGGTGCGACTTCTCGTACCCGTTGAGCGTAGCCTTGAACTGGGCCAGCTCCTTATCGGTCGGAGCACGACCGATCATCTGGGTCAGAGTCTGTGTGGCGATGGCCTGCACCTGCTCCGGGTTGGACAGGTCGATAGCGGTCTGACTGGTGGTCTTGGACTTCGGCCCGACGTACTTCACCTTCTCGCCGGTCGCATTGTCGATCAGCCAGTCACCAACCTTGCGAGTCCCGAGAGAACCAGCAGGCCGGTTGTACGAGTCGAGCACATCCCAGGGAGTCCAGTCGGTCTTCTTGCCACCGGCCTTGTTCAGGTTGATCGCAGTCTGAAGAAGGTTGTCCCAGACGGAGCCTGCCTCGGGCAGGCCCATGTCGGCAGAAGCTCCGGGCAGCTTGTACATCACGGCCTTAGCGATGAACTGCTTGTAGAAGCCGGGGTCAGACGAGTACCACTGAGCGGGAAGATTCTGAGCTTGCCCGTATGTGGTGCTGTCGTTGAGCGAGACGCCCAGGCCCTTACCAGGACCGTAACCCATGGCTCGGGTGCCCACCATGACCGGATCGGTAGGAATAGGATTCTGACTCGCACCGAACCCCGGGGCCAGGAATCCGATGCGAGTCTTCTGCTGGAGTCCGGTGCCGGTCTGTCCGGTCAGGCCAGTCGGATCCTGGTTGGTGTCTCCGATGCTGGTACCGGGAACGTTGAGCGACATGTGGACTCCTTACTGAAGGTCGTCGTTGCTGAGGTAGCGATTGAACAAGGTCTCGAACTGGACCGAGCTGTTCTGGTAGTACATCTGCTGCTGACGCCAGGCGTACCCGATGTCGGCGGCCTGGCCCGAGGGATTGCCAGCCTCGTCGAATGACAAGGACTGAAGCCCTCGCTGGGCCAGCAGTTGCTTGTACTGGTTACGGACTATCAGGTAGTCGCGAAGAACCTGTGCATCCTTACGAAGCGGATCGTTGATGATCCGAGGATCGGTAACCATCTGCTCCATGAAGTTGATCCGGTTGGGTACGGCGTTCCGGTCGGTGGTGCCGAACGCCTTGGCCCACCCAGGGTTCTCTGCTGCCAGGTTGAGACTGATGTTCTGCTTGGCCTGCTGGAACGCCTCAGCACCCTTCTGGGTGTACGAGGTGAAGCCAGCCCGGATCAGGTTCGAGTTCAGCCACTTCGTGGCCTTCATGTACCTGTCCCAGCCCTCCTGGACTCGCTCCTGATTGATGGACTCTTCGGCCGTCAGCTTCTGACGGACGCGCTCACCACCGATCTCCTCGCCCATCTGCTTGAGATAGACCGAGCTGGAGAACGGGCCACCGTTGTACACATCTCCGATCACCAGCGGAGCCATGTCCGGATCCTCTTCGATGAGGTCCCGGTACTTCTCCATCTGCTTGTCGGCGGGGATAGAAGCAGCGATGCCCATGCTCTTCGAGATCGCAGCAGTGAAGCCCATGTAGTCCTCGCCGAACTGGGCAAGGAAGTTGTCACGGGCGTTCTGGGGATCCTGAGCCTGAAGCGCCTTGTACTGGTCAACGAAGAACTGGTATTTCGTCCCCGCCATCGGTGAGTTCTTGACGCTCACCGGAGAGATCCAGTCAGTCAGAGTCTGGAGCCAAAGGAAGTTCTTGGCCTTCTTCTGAATATCAGGCATGTTCGGCTTGTCGACATGCTTACCAGCCTTGAGATCCTCGTAGTACTTGGCGGTCTCCATGTTGTACACGTCAAGGACTGCCTGCTGGTAGGCCGTGTTGTTCACGTCCTTGCCAACGGCCGCGTTGTACGCGTCCTTCATGTACTTCGGGGTGAACATATCGGAGACGCTGTCCGACGGACCGTAAGGCAGGATCTTGGCCCACTGAAGGAAGTCGCCCATCGAGGGCGACGTCTTGGCCAGCTGATTGCCAGCCACCTGGACGATCGGGCCAGAGCCCGGATCGAACCACGGATCCCCAGGGAGGATCGTGTTCAGCGAGTTCATCCTGATCGGAGCCGCATACTCCTTCGAACCAGCCTTGGCCCACGGCGCCTTGAAGTGGAGCATCCGGTCCTTGAGGGGAACGAACGTCCGCTTGTCTACCAGCTTGCCGGTGGTCGGGTCCATCACCTTGTAAGTGGCGTACCCGTCGACGTCGACGTGATGGCCGTCAGTGTCGGTCACCAGATTAGCAGCGACCGGAGCGTTGTAGATCTTGCCCAGCTTGCTGAGCTGCTCAGGTCGTTCAGCCACAAGTCCAGCCCAGCGGTCGACACCGTCGATGAACGGCTTGAAGAACGGGTACACGAACCTGAGACCCTGAGATCCGACGGTGTTCGTCGGGTCGTAGACTATCTGGCTCATCTGCTTCTTGGCTCGTGCCGCAGCCTTCTGGTTCATCTGCTCCCATTCCCTGGGAGTGATGGTGTCGTTGCCAAAGTTCTGCATCTTGTAGTGATACTGCTGACGGATCAGGTTTTCCATCTCCGTCTGGTGAAGCTGAAGGAACACAGGATGCCGGGACAGGACATCCGAGGGGATGTCCGCCACGTGCTTCCAGGCCTTCTCGGTCTGGGTGTCGAGCCAGCGGTTGGCCGTCTCGTGCACCTTCAGGGCCGAGTGCTGCTTGATCTCCTCACCGTGAACCGTAGGGAACTCGTCCCTGGTGAACGCAGAACGAAGCTCGCCCTCGGTGACCATCTCATTGTTGGCGACCTTGGCTTTCAGCGTGTTGTCCCCAAGGTACTTGTCGATCATGAAGCGAACGTTGCGAACGAACTGAGGCTTGTTCTGATTCCAGTAACCCATCTGGGCCATGTACTTACGGCCGTTGGTGTCCCTGGTCAGCCAGTCCATGGCCTTCTCGTCGTCGGCGCCACCAGCAATGAGGCGGTGGAACGGATCCTGACGGATCTGCTTGTTCACCGCATCGAGCCAAGATGCCATGTGACCCTGATCGTCCGGGGTGATCAGCTTGTAAGCGCCCGTCTTCTCCGCGTGAGACCAGAACCGTTGCCGGTCGATCATCTCACCACGAGTGAAGAGCGCCTTCCAGGAGTTCTCCGAGCTGATCTGCTCGCGAGGGATCGGGTTGTCCCACTCCGAGCTGAACGCCTGCGGCACGCGGTAGGTGTTGCCACCCAGCTTGTACTTGAAGTCGCCGTCACCAAGACGGCGGCCCACTCCGGTCTCAGCCTGCTTCAGGATCTCACTAACATAGTCGTGGAACTCGTCGATCGTATCCTTGTGGCTGCCGATCCTGTCGTGCAATGCGGAGACGTAAGCCGGGTCAGCGTCACCCTTACGCTGAGCGATAGCCAGTTCCTTGCGGGCCTCAGCCAGCGAAGTGTTCTCGTCAGTGATCCTCCGGTAAGCCATCTGGAGCGCCGGGGGAACCTTGATCTGAGCGACCTTCATGTCTCGGGCCTTAGCCTTGGCGATGATGTTCGGATCGTCGAGGGCGACGATCGCGCGGTTCGAGGCGATGCCCTTGCCGGTAGCTGGAGCGTAAGAGCCCTGCCCGAGGATCGCGTTCACCTGACGGCTACGGTTCTCCAGGAAGTGACCCATGCCCTTGGCGCCATCGAGCAAGGTGGCCATGCCGTTGAACTTGAACATCCGAGCGAGGATCTCGTCCGACACCATGCGAGGAACGAAGCCGGGACGCAGGAGCGTCGCCGCCTTCCATAGGTTGTCGAACCCGTCCATCCGCTTGATGACCCAGTCCTTCGCTTCGCCGGTGGATCCACGGAATCCCTGGAATGAACCAGAGGATCGCTTCACCAGCCGGTTGATCTCCTGGACGGGGAAGAGAATGTCGTTCGAGGAGAGCTGCGTCTGAGCCAGCGGGGAGATGACCAGGCCGTGGCCGTCCTCTTCGGTGACCACGCGGTCAGAGCGAACAGGAGTAACCGGCGCAGTCGGGTCGGCTTCGCCACCCAGCTTCTGAATGTCTTCAGCCGTAGTCGCCTCAGGACCGAACCGCTGGGACTGGCCCATCGGACCCCGGCCGGTAAGCTCGTTCATCTTCGAGGCGATGCCATCCTTGATGGCGCCCCTCAGAACCTCAGCGACGTCGGGGTGAAGCTTGTTCTCGGTCACCAGGATGTGGTTCATCACCGCATCGTGGATCTTGTCCAGAGCCTGGGAGCGCTCAACCTTGTTCCCGCCCGCGTTGTACATCTCGATCAGGCCGAGACGGGCTTCGGGGTCCATACCCTTAACCTGCTTCAGCATATCGAACACACGGTCACGAGCGTCATCGGCGTTGTGGTCGACGAACCCTTGCGGGGTTCGGTCTCCGAAGTTGTGGACGATCGTCATCGGGGCACCCATGCCCCGCTTGACTGCGGTCATCACGAAGTTGCCGCCTATCGGCTTAGGCCTCTTGCCTGCCGAGCGGATCGCTCCACGTTCAGCCGCAGCCTCCGTGTTACGCAGACCGAGAGCACCCATACGGTAGGCCTTGCCGATAGTCCCGAACAGAGGCGACGCAGCAGGCGTCCAGTCGTCCATAGTGCCCAGTACCGAACCGAGGTACTTCTCATTGTTGATCAGCTCATCGTAATCGGAAGACAAGGTCTCAAGCTTGCCAGCCTTCCACTGCTGGGCCTTCAGGCCGTCTGCAAGAGTAGTCTGCTCCGCAGGACCCACCAGCTTCAGCGGGTTCTTAGAGGCAATCTCAGAGGCAGCAGTGCGGTTGATAGCCGACTGCTCAGCAAGCCGTCCCCATGTCCGGTCCCAGCCGTCCTGGCGGGGGCCAGGAGTGGCAGGCCTTGGGTAGGGTGCATCGAGGAGCTGAGGAAAGTTGGTGGTCGGCGTCCCGGGCGCCGCACCAGCAGCAAGGCCAGAGTCGGCACCAGTCTCGTAGTTCTCCTTGAAGTGGGACAGCATGTTCAGGTTCATCTTCGTGCCCTCAAGGAGGACGCGGTTGTCCATGGCCTGACCGATCTTCTTCAGGACATCGGGTGCAGTCTTGGCGAGATCAGCAGCAGCGTTAGAATCACCAGCGGCGAACCTCCAGAGCTGCTCCATGTTGTCGCGAGGAGTATCCTTGGCCAGCTTGGCGATGTCGTAGCGAGCCGGGTTGATCCGGCGACCGCGACCCCACATCGGGTGGCTTGCGATCTCCTCGACAGTCCGGCCGTCAGCCTTCATCCAATCGAATGCCTTCTGCATCGACGGAAGCTTGGACACCTCTTCGGGGGTCTGCTGCTTCATGACCAGGTCGAGAACGGGCCCGCGCGTGCGGGCCACACCAGCAGCACCCTTGACGACAGCGGCGTGTTCAGCAACCTGAGGAGCAAGCTGAACGGACCGGGCAGCCTTGACGGTCTTGGCGGTACCACCGACGATCGCACCCGTAGCCGGGTCGATCACGTTGAACATGAAGTCCAGAGAGCCGGAGCCGATGTTGTACTTCCAGTCGCTCTTGTCCCGCCAGAAGTCCGTGTCGTACACGAACCTGCTGACGTTTTGCTTCACCATGTTCTTCTCGTGCTGCGACAGGTTCTGGCCGTCGTCGCCGAAGTACTGAGAGATGTACGTAGGATCGCCAGTGGCGTTACGAACATCCTCGTAGTTGGTGAACGCCTGACCGGGCGAGATGTGCTCAGCCTTGTTGTAGTCCTGACTCCAACCGCTGAACAGGCCAGCGGTGTTGTCACCAAGATCCATGCGGGCAGAGTGGAGGAGCAGGGTCGAGATCGGCTGAGAGATCACGTTGGACATGACCCAGCGCAGGCCGGTAGCCGTCTTGTCGATCGGATACTCGACAGCCTTCTTAGCTATGCCCCAGCCGGGGATGTTGGACAGCCACGAGTCCGTCTTGCCAAGGGCGCCACCAACGGCGCCCATGAACCCACCACTGTCCTTCTGTGCCTGCTCCTGATCCTGCTTGTACTGGGTCTGGGTGCCCAGCAGGTTCGTGGGGACCGTCCCGGCAGTGACGGCAAGGTTCGGGTCAGAGTAGAGAGCCTGCCCCGCGTCCCTCATGCTTGTGTCCCACCACCGGCTCATAGTCACCTCACATAGTTTGTGCTTGGATCTGCCTCACGAGATTGCGGGCAGCATCTGAATTACCGCTGTCGGCCATGTACATCAGGGCCGGAAGGTAGGCTTTCAGCTTGTCCATCTGCCCGCTGGGCTGAGTGGACGAAAGCACCTCGGGTCCAGCGCCCGCCCCAGAGGCGGCGCCATCGGTGACCGGAACGTCAGGCTGGGTCGTGTCCTCGCCAAGGCCGGTGACGTTAGCGCCAGCCCCACCGAACATCGACTGAAGATCCGGAGCAGGCGCTGAAGGCGCCTGACTCTGGAGTCCCTGCTGATCCGCTTGATACTGAGCTTGCTCGCCGTAGCCAGCATTGGGGAGGTCACGGTTGGCCTCCGATACAGCCTTGTCAGTTCTCTGCGAGAACTTGCCAGGGCCAGGGGTTGGTGTCCCCATGACCTCTCCCTTCGCTTACTTGGGCATGTGCTTGTCGGTACCGCGCATAACCTGCTGCGGGTCGAACGTGCCAGTCTCGACAGGACCGTGAGACTTCCAGTCGCCACCTGCGGCAACGACTTCCTTCTGCGAGTCGACACGGCCATCGTTGTAGTTGACGTCCTGAACGGTGAAGCTCAGCTCCGGGGGAGTGAGCGCAGAACCCTTCTCGGACTGCCAGACCCCTTCGGGTCCGTGGTCTCCAGCCCAGAGGGCACCCTTGAGATCGCCCTCAAGCCCGCTGGACGAATTGACCTGGTGGTACGAAGTGCTACCAGTGACGGTCATCTATCCTCCTATGATGTGAATAAGGAACCAGGCGGAAAAGGCGAGCCAAGATACGGTGAAGACCGCCTTGCCTGTCTTGGTGTTGGTGTGGAACCAAGCACGGGTTCGTTCAGACAGCGTATCGCCGTTCTTTCTGTTGAAGATCCCGTACGTTTCGTACGCGGCACCAGCCGCGAAGAGCATGCCCCAGGCTACGTCGGGGCTCATGCGATCGGACTCTGTCGACGAGTCTGGACCGAGGCTGTAGCCTGGCCGCCAGACGTGAGGCCAGCGAGCATGCGTTGCATGTCCATGCCTCCTACTTGCGCCGCTGGTCCACCGCCGCCAGGAGCCTGACCGGGTCCAGGGCCTTGTCCAGGTCCCTGAGGTCCTCCGCCACCTCCAGCCAGAGCCGCAGCCATTGCATCTTGTGGCGAGCCTGCTCCAGCAGGCTGCTCCTTCGGAGTGAAGACCTTAAGTACGGCATCATGTACCGACTCGCCCTTCTCGCGTAGTTCAATGAGCTTAGCCATCTTGGACAGCGCATCAACCGGATCAGCTTGACCCTGAAGAGCCATCTGAGGAATGGCCTGCGCATAGCCCATCATCCCCTGCTTCAGCGCATCGGTGAACTGTTCGTTGTCGATCTGTGTCTGCATCTGGACGACGTCGATCCCCATCGGAAGTTGACGTTGAAAGAAGTCCCGCGATATGAGCTGGTCACCGCGAAGCTGAAGTAGACCCACAATGGCACGAGCGGGGTCCTGGCCCGCAGCAAAACCGTACGTGACATCGACGGTGTAGTTTCCCGCAATGTCCTTACTCGGAATATAGGTTTCCTCGAACGGGGTACCCTGAGCTGTTCCACGGATCACCTTCTTCTCGGAGGGCCAGAGAGCCTGGTCCATCTCGAAGGCCAGCATGATGGCATGACGGAGAGTCTCGCCGATGACGGTCTGACCTGTGGTCACGACGGTGTTGAAGCCGCCCATAAGGGCCTGTACGCCCTTGCCGGTGATGATGCTAGCGTCCAGGTTACCCGAGCGGACTTCGGGGCTTCTCGTGCCAGTGCGGAGCTCCTGCTCCAGTACCTGGCCCTCCTGGAAGGCGGCCTGCGGTACGTCGATGCCGACTCGACGGATCTTGTCGGGAGAGTCCGTTCGGATGACTGCGTCATCTCCGAACGTCATCTTCTGGACATCGCGGGGGACAGCCAGCGGGGCGCGCACAGTCTTCTCTGTGGCTTCGAGACCAAGCAGGGCCATGCGCGCCTTAGCGAGCTGGACCCAGATGGCATCGTCGTACGCACCGCGAGTCTCGTTGTCGTAGCCGGGACGGTGGCCGACGGCGATGAAGATCTTGCCCATCGGGTTGGGCATCTGGTCGATGACGCGGTTGCCATGGTTGGGCATGTACATCAGGATCGTGTCAGCGTCAACGTACTTGACAACCTCGATCTCACGCTCTGCCCAGCCGAGGTCGGTCTCCCCGACCGCGTTCGTCTGGAGATGCCGGATCAGCTCGGGGAACTTGGAGGCCAAGTGGATGGCTTCCTCCCGCCACACCTTGGTGTAGCTCTTGAGCCGACCGAACATGTCACAGTCCGGATAGACGCCCATCGGGTTCTCGACCCGGATGTGAGGACGCTTCTCCTCGAAGTCCGGCTCGACCGAGTAGATCGCTAGACCGTACGTGGTGTAGTGATCGGCAAGCTCAACCTGACGCCCGGCCGGAAGGCCGGACGACTGGAGGTAGTAGTTCGCGATCTTGGTCTTCTTGCCACCGAACTTCTTGGCCTTGTCGGTGGTGGTGATACCAGTCGTGCTGTTCACGCTGGGCATCGTGCCCATGACCTCTGCAAGGTCACGAGCGCTGGTGTCGATCAGGTTCGCCACGATCGGCTTAGGCCAGGCTTCAGGCATGGAGCCCGGGATGACGGTATCGATGTCACCTGACCGGACGTCGTGGACGTCTCGGTGCCTCTGGTCACGATCAGCGGCAGCACGGCGTAGTGCCTCGACACGGTTAAAGATGCTTTCGAGACTAGCCATGTCACCTCCTTAGATCACTTGGGCGGAGCCACCTTGAGCAGCTTCCACGTGAGAGGACCGAGATGCCCATCGGCATCTCCGGCCAGTTCCTTATGGTTGGACTGGAACCACTGGATCCCCTTACGGTCGCCCGGCCCAAAGACCGGCGACGGTCCAACCTTGTATCCCTTGTAGCCAGCCCGAACCAGGGCCTTGCCCAGCTCGGTCACGAGCTTCGAGGTCCGGCCGTAGAAGAAGTACTTGTCGCCAGGGAAGGCCGCGTAGTGAGGAGCAGGGACAGGTGCGGGCTTAGCCCCGAAGATATTGCCCATCGGGCCCGGATCAACGTGAGAGTTTCCGGGTACCTGGTTGTGGCCGTAGTGGCCGCCCTTGCCCTGCCAGGTCAGTTCGGAGACAGTGTCGCGAGTGAAGCCGGTAGGCTCACCGCCAGGCCAGACATCCGGGATTCCGAGCGAGCGAAGCCACGCCATGATCTGGGGAAGAGGCTTCATCGGTGTCTCGGCAAGCGTGTGGTACACCTTGCCATTCACGGTCTCACCTGCGGTGAAGACCCACTCGATCTGAATGTTGTACTTGCCGGTGCGGTTGGTCCGCACTGCCCCATCGTTCTGGAGCGAGAGGCTGCGGGAGTCGGCGGGGAAGAACTGGGCAATCTGACCAGTGAAGGGATCGGCAAGGATGTGGGGTGCCACGTCGGCGCCACCACCGGTGAACCAGCCGTACTCGTTGGTGAACGTCCAGTCCTTCGAGTTCGAAGTGATGTGGTGAGTAGCCCGTGCCGGTCCTCCTGACATCGCACCGTGGTTCCCCAGGTCATGCCTAGAAGCTCCAGGCATCCAAAGGTCTACCATGACTTAGTACCCTCCTTGGGTCAGTTCCAGAACTCTCCACCGCCGCCGTAAGCGGCGGTCTGCGAGAGGTAATCCAGATCTATCGTTGTCTGCTTCTCGCGGTCGCGAGGAGACTGGTACTCGTTGCTGAGATGGAACACAGACTCGATGTCATTGACGATCTCGCGCGCCCGGGTCTCAGCGAACCACAGCGCCATAACCGTGTCCTGTTTGGCCTTGGACTGTGGGAACCATGTGGTGAGCTGCTCGACGAGGGACTTAACGCCCTCCTGCTGCGAGCGACTGGGAAGCCTGATGAGACCTCGGTCCTCGAGCGCGCCGTCGAACAGCATGGACATAGAGGCCACACCGAAGTCGATGTCGTTCTTGTTGGCCCCGGTGAAGTGTTCCTTTAGGATCGTGCCACGGCTGCCGAGGAAGTTCCTGAGGTCACGGTTCTGCGTGACCATCAGGTTCATCGCGTTCTTCTCGATGACCCACTCGTGCATGTGGTACTTGACGGTCCAGTCCTTCAGCTTATCGAAGAGGTCGTCCGGCTTCTGGTTGGGGGCTGTCCATACGTCGAGGACGTACCGCATACCTGACATTCGATCGACACCGAGCACGACGGCGGCAGCATGTCCGGTGATGGCAGGGTCGAAACCCCCGACCACGTAAAGCCCATCCATTCCATGTGCGCGATGGCCGGGCGCCCCGGGTGACATGAGGCCTGCGGCACGCATCCCATCGATGCTCGCAGCAACCTTGTTGGCTGGGAAGATCGCATCCTCGACCACCTGTTCTTGCTGGTAGACCATCTTCCAGTTCTGGGCCGAGCTGGTGGCTCGGCGCCTAGCTAGGGCCTTGCCTGAGTGCCAGGGGAAGAGTCCGTCCGGCCCTGCCTCCACCAGTCGTCTTGCTCCGAGCGAGACCGGGGGTCGGTTGGTCCAGGGTGCGAGAACAGTCCAGTCGTCGGGTGACTCTGCAAACTCAAGTACAGCGGGCTGAGTGAGGTACGTCCAAGGAGACTCTTCATCCTGACCGTACCACTCTGGCTTCTGGATCTCGGAGTAGAGCTCAACAGGAGCAAGGCGCGTTCCCACCAGTAGAAGGGTGCCCCCGGGATAGCTGAGTCGGTTGATGACCTCCCGCTGGATCCAGTCGATCTGCTTCTCGAACTCATGAGCGTTCTTACCCGTCACTGTGTCGTCGAGGATGATGAGGTCAGCACGGTTGCCGTAGATCTGACCGGTCATGCCCAGGGCCTGCACGGTAGGCGTCGCCTCGCCAGAGTCTCGGGCTTCCGCGTTCACGTAGATACTGTCAGCGGTCCAGGATGCCGAGTTGGCATCGAAGCCACCGTCCGGAGCGAAGTCGGCCTGGAGCTTGCGGTACGACGGGTTCACCCCCGCCAGGCGATCCTTGATCGCTCTGAGGAACCGCTTGG